GGAAGCAAAATCCGAAGTACAGAGACTTCGAGATAACAACAGGCTACGGTACCGGCGAAGGGCTTGGAGGATGGAACTGCCGACACAGCTTTTATCCCTTTATAGAGGGAGTCTCAGAGCGGACATACACAGACGAGCAGCTCCGGCACATAGACGACGGCCACGAGGCCGAGTATGAGGGGAAGACATACACGGCTTATGAGGCCACGCAGAAGCAGCGGATGATAGAGCGGACGATAAGGAAGCTGAAGCGTGAGCGGGACGGGTACAAGGCCGCCGGGCTTGAGGATGAGGCAAGGGCTGTCAACGCGAGGATACGGCGGCTGAGCGGGAAGTATAAGGAATTTTCTGAGGCGGCGGGCTTGAAGGAACAGCGCGAGCGTGTTAAGATATATACACCAAAGAAAGGCGCGGCTCTGGCTGACAGTGGGCTCAGGAGATATGATATAACCGACAAGGCTATTGAGTCTGTTCCGGTGGTAAAGCCGGAAGGGTGGAGCGAAGAAAACGCCGTAAAACTTCAGGCGGCGCACAAAGAACTGCTGAAGGTGATGAAAGACTACCCCACAGGCACCGAGGGCGCGGCTTTGTATGATATGGATATGAAGCGGATCGGGGAGACAGTGACAGGGGCGACAGGACAAGTGATGGTGCCGGATTCCGATGCCCCCTATGTGATGATACATAATCACCCTGACGGACAGACATTTAGCCATACAGACATAATGAATTTTATTCTTCGTGCCAATTTGAAAACAATGACCGTAATCGGCAATACGGGGAAGGTTTTTGTTTTGCAAAAGGGCAATGATTATGATGGGAATGGTTTGTATTTTTTTGTTAAAGATAAATTAGCGATAATTGAGAAAGCAATCAAGGATAAGGACGAAGAGAAATATCTTGGAATAGTTGTAGAAATCATTAAGGAGGCAAAGGAGTATGGCGCGACTTTTGACAGCAGATGAACGGGCTGAACTTTTGGAGGATATTGCGAAAGCAGAGCCATATGCGCTGGACGACCCAATCATATACTGTTTAGACGGAGAACAGGACAGCGCCAGAATGATGGCGACCATTGCGAAAAAACTTCTTGATGAGGATGACAAGCTGAGAAAGGAGCAAGGTGGGAACACTTCAGAACGCGTATAAGGTGCTGTACGCTCTTGAGCACGGAGACAAAAAGGCGAGGTACAAGGGCGAGGTCATAAGCCCGGCCGCTCTGGATATGGATGAGGAAGAGTGGTATGAGATCATAGAAACGCTGCTCGACGAGGGCTATATAACGGGTATAAAGCTTGGGACGGACATACTCGGCGATAAATACGCCGACATAAAGAAAGCGAAGATCACGCTTAAAGGCGCGTTGTATTTGCAGGAAAACAGCGCGTTTGCCCGTTTTCGCAAAATAGCGACAGATGTTATAACGATAGCAAAACCATAAAGACACAGAGCCGTGGGGAATATTCCTCACGGCTTTTTTATTTTCAGAATATTTCAACAAGTCCCCTTGGAAGGGGATTTTTTGTTTTTTTTTGATTTAAAATCAGAGTATGAACACTGCCGCGAGGAAATGACGGCAGAAATACTATCGTCCCCGAAGGACAGGGGCCGAGGAAACGGAGATAGAACATATGGCTCTCACGCGAAAATTTTTGAAGGGTATGGGACTCACCGAAGAACAGGTAGAGACCATTATCGAGGCACACACCGAGACAACGGACGGGCTGAGGGCAGAAATCGCCAGATACAAAGCCGACTCCGAACAGCTCAGCGAGGTACAGACTGAGCTTGACACTCTCAAAGCCGATGGGTGGAAGGAAAAGCACGACTCCCTGAAAAGGGAATATGACGGGTACAAGGCCGAGCAGACGGCGAAAGAAGTAAACGCGAAAAAAGAGCGGGCATACAGGGCACTGCTCAAGGACGCGGGTGTAGATGAAAAGCGCATCGACGCCGTTATGAAGGTGACGAAGCTTGAGGAAATGGAGCTTGACGGCGAAAAGCTCAAGGACGCGGACGGGCTCAGTGAAGGCATTAAAAGCGAATGGGCTGACTTTATAGAAAGCAGCGGTATGAAAGTGGATACTGCCGGTCGCCTTACAGGAGGCGGCAAGGAGACGGGCGCAAACGAAGTGATGAACAGCATCATAAGAGGCGCCAGAAGATAAAGAAAGGATGAATAAAAAATGGCAAATATCATAACACGATCAAACCTCTCCGGGCTTATTCCCGAGCCTGTATCGAGAGAGATAATGCAGGGCGCGGTGGCAGAGTCCGCCGTACTCAAGATGGCCAGACGGCTTCCCAACATGTCAAGCAAAACACAGTCTATCAATGTGCTTGACGCGCTTCCCACGGCTTACTTCGTAAACGGTGAGCCCACAGGCGCGGCGGCGCAGGAGGCCGACTTCAAGCAGACCACAAATATGGCATGGGCAGGCAAAAAGCTCCACGCGGAGGAAATAGCCGTTATCGTGCCTATCCCCGAGGCTGTTCTCGATGATGCTGATTATGACATATGGGGCGAGGTGAGGCCGAGACTTTCCGAGGCATTTGGCAAGGTCATTGATGGCGCTGTGCTCTTCGGCGTAAACAAGCCCGGCACATGGAGAGACGGCCTTGTCGCTTCGGCTACAACAGCCGGAAATGTCAAGGAGGCAACGGCTGATATCTTTGCTGACATTATGGGCGAGGACGGCCTTATAGCTCTCGTAGAAGAGGACGGCTATATTCCCAACGGCGTTATGGCCGCTGTAAAGATGAGGGCAAAGCTGAGAGGGCTCACAGATCAGACCGGCCAGCCGATATTCAAGTCTGATATGCAGGGAGCTACCCGATACGCTCTTGACGGTATGGATATGTACTTCCCCAACAACGGAGCGTATGACCCCGCGCAGGCGCTTGCTATCGTCGGCGACTGGAGCCAGCTCATATACGCTATCAGACAGGATATCACATTCAAGATATTTGATCAGGGTATCATTCAGAACCCCACCACCGGGGCTATCGAGTATAACCTCATGCAAAATGACATGGTGGCTCTCAGAGCCGTTATGCGTCTCGGCTGGGAGATCGCAAATCCCCTGACCGCCTATAACGCCGATATCTCTGATCCCTTCCCCTTTGCCGTATATACACCGGCCCCTTAACCTACGCGCTGCGGTATAAGCCTGCGCCCGATATCGACACAATGACGAAAACACAACTGCTTGAATACGCGGCTGAAAACGGCATATCGGGCGTCAGCAGCGCAATGCTTAAGGCTGATATTTTAGCCGCCATAAAAGCGGCGGAAGGAGTGAACGGGCTTTGATAACTTCGGGCATCGGGAAGATGTACGGGGGTTCAATTTGTCGGAGCGCCCGCCACAAACGCTGGTGATGGGATTGTCAAGACCGACATTTCGTACAGGGAAGGAGGGCGAGAATGCCCGACTACGAATATTACACAAATGTATACTACGGCTCGGCCATAGGCGAAAGCGAGTGGGCGGCTGTCTCGGCGCGGGCCTATGACTACATAGACTACATCACAAGAGGCGGCGCCGATGACTCGGAGGCGGTGAAAAAAGCCGTGTGCGCTGTGGCGGACAAATATTATGAGATAGAAAGCGCCAAGGCGCAGGCAATGAGCGGAGCTCTTGCCTCCGAGACGGTGGGGAGCTGGTCGGTGACTTACCGCACAGGCAGCGAGATAAGCGCCTCATACGGCTCGGAGCTTTACGGCATCGCCCTTCGGTATCTGTCAAATACCGGCCTTTTATATCGCGGAGGGCGGTGCATCGTGAAATGAGTATGTTTCCACACACGGTGACCGTCTACTACGAATACGAAGATGAGCTGCTGATGACGGAGGTACACTCCACGGTCTTAAAGGGCGTTTTGGTGGACGCTGTTAAGGGTGCTCAGATAGCCGCTGGCGGGGCCGAGCCTGCGGACGAGGTCACAGTATATATCCCACACGATGTGAGAGCGTGGGACGGTTTAACGCTTCTGGAAAAGAGATTCGCAAAGCCGAAGGAATACGCCGCCTCCGCCGACAAAAGCGCTTTATGGACGCTCGATGTTGAGCGGGGATATATGGTCAAGGGCGAGGTAGTCACCGAGGAAGGATACCGCGCCGTCAGCGCGAAATACGACGATGTCTGGCGGATAACACGGGTGGATGACAAGGACTTCGGAAATCTGAGGCATTTTGAGGTGGGCGGACGATGAGCACACTTAGATTTGATGTACGAATGGCACTTGATGAGAAGATGCTCCGCGCTCCCTGCTCAAAGGCTGAGATAGCCCTTGCATATCAGGTGATGAAGGACACGGTTCCTTTTGTGCCGAAACGGACGGGAAGCCTCAGACAGCGGACATATGTTGACGGGAACAAGGTCATATATCCGGGGCCGTATGCGAGGTTTTTATACAACGGCGTCGTGATGGTAGACCCGGCAACGGGAAGCGCCTGGGCTCCCAAAGGGGCGAGCAAGGTACCAACGGAAAAGCCGCTCAACATAAATGAGGGACAGTCTCACTGGTTTGAGGCGTCAAAGGCGCAGAATATAGACAAGTGGGAGCGGGTATACGGAAAGGCGGTGGCAAAAGGGCTGTGACCGAAAAGCAGAAAACGTATGTGAAAAACAGCGAGACCGATCAGGTGGCAAGGGCTCTTTTGGTCTGGCTCAACGAATACCCGGAACTGCCGGTCGGCGGCATCGATTACGAATATCTGTCGGCGGAGGGCGAGAGTATGGCGATGAGCTCCATACAAAGCGCCTATAAGACTGCGGAGTACATAGACGGCACATATGCCGCCGAGTATCAATTTTCGATAATGTACCGGATAGTGCCGAGAATGGGGAGCAACAGCGACAGGCTCTTTGCAGACGAGACGCTCAACGCCATCGGGGATTGGGCATCATCGAGAAGACCGAGACCCATAATCGGGACTGACAAAACGGTAACGGGCATCAGATGCAACACACGGTCAACGCTGCTGGCGAGATATGAGGACGGCAGCGAGGATCATCAAATACTTATGACTATGAATTACGAGGTGAACTAAAAAAATGGCTGATATCACTTTTAACACTAATCCGGGCGAGACCATAGCGAGAGGACTGCTTATCTCCTATCTCAACACCGGCACATCAGACGCGCCCGTATGGTCGCCTGTGGGGAAGAGAGTGGAAGAGTCCGCTATGGAGATGGATTATTCCATCGAGAGTTTCAAGGACATTTTTGACGAGACTTATTCCACGGCTCAGAAGCCCACGATCACACAGGGCTTTGACCCGTACCGCCTTGACGCCGCCGACGCGGCGATGATGAAGGTGTGGAATGTGGCCATAAAGGATCAGAATGTGGGCGGCCTTACCAATATGGATATGCTCATAGCCCACTTCTACGCGGAGACGCGGCCTCGCC